TCCTACAGAGTTCTTTATCAGACCAAGGCTATATTACATCCGGCGCTGACATGGCTGAAGCAGGCGCATACGCTCCTGTAGAAGATTTATTTATTGTACCCGGCGGCATAGACAAGAGTAACGTAGGTGAGTTTGCATTTGACAAGACCCTAAAAGATTTTAAGGGTTATGACTTTGACTACGGCAATATCTCTAATGAGAACCTAAAGAAGTTCCAAGAAGAACTTATGCCTGTCATGGCTCCAGAGGTAGCGCAGGCACAGCTAGAAGGCCAGAGTTATCAGAATGCACTGATACAGGCTTATGAACGCTCACCTGAAGTACAAAAGATATATGCCAAATATGACATATCTCCACAGCGCATAAGCCGTAACAACGCATCTGAGTACGTATACGATCCTTTTACTTTTGGTGAGATACAGACTGTAGACAGAAGCAAAGGCTTCATGGACTACGTAGGAGATGTTGTAGAAGCTGCCCTACCTTCAATAGCTGGAGCAGGTTTGTTTGGGCCATTAGCAGGAAGCATATCTTCAGGCATAGGTGCTACAGGAGCAGCTAATACTGCTCTTACAGGAGCTTTAACTGGTGCAGCTACAGCAGGAGTTACAGGTGGAGATCCTTTAACAGCAGCTCTTACAGGTGGCTTAGGTGGCTTTGCAGATCCTCTTATTACTGGAGCAGACTTAGGTACTTTTGGTACTGCTGGTGCTAGAGGACTTAGCTCTGCTGCTATTGCAGAACTAACGGGTGGCGATCCTTTACAAGCAGGCTTACTTGCTGCTGGTATGTCTCTTGGCAAAGATGCTTTAGAAGCACTAAGAGATAGCGGTGAAGTAACTACTCCTACTGGAGAAACTGCTGAAGAACCTTCTGTAGTAGACAAAGCTAAAGAAGCTGTAGAGAAAGTTGAAGATACTGTAGGAGAAGTTAGAGATACCATAACAGGTGCTAAAGAAACTGTAACAGATACGGTTACTGATTTTTTAGAACCTACAGATGCTCAAACTCCTAGATACGATGCTTTAGAAAGAGCCATAGGTAATTTAGAAGAACTAGGGTATTCCTCTACAGATGCTCTTGAACGTCTTAACTCTATGAGTAATGACTCACTTGAAAACTTATTAATTGGTTTTGGAGACACTGCGGGTCTTGAGGCTTTTGGTTTTGATGGTGTCAGGAACACTGCTTTTGACCCTAGTAGGCCCAATATACTAGCTCAAGAAATATCAGAAGTATTTGGAGGTATTACAACTACTGATATGTCTGGCCAACAAAGACAAGTAGTTGAGGATTATTTAAGAAGAAGCGGCGCAGATGCGTATAAATCAGACATTCTTCCAGACGTTTATCGTCCTGAAACTGATGCTATTGTAAATGTTGAGGCTCTGACAGAACCAAAGATAGAGCGTCCTGTAGTGCCTACCCCGCCCGGAGGTGGAGGTGGAGCTTCAAGTGCAGCAGCACCATCAGCACCAGCAACGACAGTCACTGCACCCGCAGCGCCTAGTGCAACTATAACTCCTGTAGTTCAACCTCCAACACTAACGTCACCGGGGTCTGTTACCAGTGCTTTGTTAACTAACACATTAGCTACACTAGCGTCTACAACTGCTCCTACTACAGCACCACAGCCCACAGTAGCTCCTCCAGTTACACCTGTAGCTACTACAGCGCCTACAACTGAGCCTACGCCTGTAACAACTACAGAGCCTACAGACATCTTGGAAGACACTGTTGTTGATGACACTACTGCACAACTAGAGGCAGAAGCAGAAGCTCAAAGGCAAGCAGAAGCTCAAAGGCAAGCAGCGGAAGCACAGGCCGCTAGAGAAGCTGAAGCAGCACGTTTATCTGAAGAAGCTAGAAAAGCAGCAGAAGCTAGCGCAGCCGCTGAAGCTAAAGCCGAAGCAGAAAAAGAAGCTATTGCACAAGCAGAGGCTAGAGCAGACGCAGCAGAAGCTGCTAAAAAAGCAGCAGAAGCACAAGCAAAAGCAGATGCAGCAGCCGCAGAAGCTAGATATGGAGAAGCTGTAGCAGCAGGTGAAGCTGCTGGAGAAGCCAGATACGGTGAAGGGTTAGGTACAGGCAGAGGCCAAGGTGCAGGGGCTGGCATAGGTGCAGGACTAGGACTAGGGTTATTAGCTGGTATGGGAGGAGGCACTGGTGGGGGCGTAGGGACAGGCTTTACACCTAAAGACTTTGAAGACTATAAGTTTAGAAAAACATATGAAGCACCTGAGTTACTGGAAAGAACACTTCCTTTACAAGGTTATCAAGCTCCTCAGTATTCACAACAAGACTATGCTCAAACAATAGCAAATGAGATACGTAACCTTACAAGTTTCCCAACACTGGACAAAACACAGGTACAAAAAAGACTAGGTTTGTTTGATAATTCTTTATTACAACAAGCGGTTATGCAAAATTTATATGGAGCAGGCGGTAGATGAGTACCACATATTTGAACATAGTCAACGAGGTACTACGTAGGCTACGAGAAGATGAAGTAGCAAGTGTAACACAAAATACTTACAGTAAAATGGTAGGTGACTTTGTTAATGATGCAAAGCAAGTAGTAGAAGACTCACACCAGTGGTCTACACTACGTACAACTATTGTAGTACCTACTGTTGAAAATACTACAGAATATAGCTTGACAAATGCTGGAGAACGTGTTAAAATATATAGTGTCATTAACGACACATCAAACTTCTTTATGCACTATCAAACACCTAACTGGTTTAATAATGCTTATTACATTTCTGGTGAAGTAACTGGTAGTCCTGACTCATATACCTTTAGTGGTGTTGACAGTAACGACGATACTAAAGTAAGAGTATATCCTAAACCATCAGGTGTGTTTAGTTTACGTTTTGATTTAATTGCTAGGGAGCCTGAGTTATCTGGAGATGCAGATACTACAGTCTTACCTAAGAATGCTATTGTCCACAACGCTGTAGCTTTGTTGGCTAGAGAACGTGGTGAGACAGGTGGTACTACAGCACAGGATTACTTCTTGATTGCAGATAAACATTTGTCTGATGCCATTGCATTGGATGCTTACAAGAACCCTGAAGAATTCATTTACACGGTTCCATAATGGCTCAAGAAAGACAAAACATTTATATTGCTGCTCCGGGTTTCAAGGGACTTAACACACAAGACTCCCCTGTTACTCAGGATGCGTCCTTTGCGTCTATTGCTGAGAATATGGTAGTAGACAAGTATGGACGTATTGGAGCTAGGCAGGGCTTAGATAAGCTCACAAGCAGTGCTACGCCACTAGGGTCTAGCATTGGCATTGAGACTATCTTTGAGTACGTAGACCAAAGTGGTGACATTGTAGTATTCTCTACTGGTAACAGTAAAGTGTTTACTGGTACGACTACATTAACTGATGTTACTCCCGGCAGCTACACAGTCAGTGCAAACAACTGGAAGATTATAAACTTTAACAATCATGCTTATTTCTTCCAACGTGGACAAGAGCCTCTTATCTACACTGATGAGTCTGGCAGTGGAGTATTAGAAAAGTTTAGTGACCACAGCCATGCTACAGGTACACCACCGCAAGCCAATGAAGCTCTAGCAGCTTTTGGTCGTGTGTGGGCTGCTGACGTTACTGGTAACAAATACACCCTGTATTGGTCTGATTTATTAGCAGGCCATGCTTGGACAGGTGGTACTTCAGGCTCACTAGACTTAACTACTGTATGGCCTACAGGACACGATGAGATTGTAGCCTTAGCAGAGTTTAACGACTTCTTAGTTATCTTTGGTAAGCGTAGTATTCTATTGTACTCTGGTGCAAGCTCACCGTCCTCAATGGTACTGGCGGATATTATTACAAATATTGGCTGTATTGCTAGAGACAGTGTACAGTCTACAGGTACAGACTTTATTCTTCCTGTCTGACACAGGTGTACGTAGCTTAGGCAGAGTTATCCAAGAGAAGTCTAACCCTATTGGTGACGTATCTAAGAATGTACGTGATGAGATGATGTTTACGGTTAACACACAGACTAACGACATTAAGTCTGTATACAGTCCAGAGCATTCTTTCTATCTCCTGTTCTTGCCCACAAGCTCTATTGTTTATTGTTTTGATACAAGAGGTAAACTAGAGGACGGTAGTAATCGTGCCACTACTTGGCCTAGCACTAAGATCTTGTGTGGTGACAGGGCAGCAGATGGTACTTTGTACTTAGGTAGTATCAAAGGTATCAATAAGTACAACGGTTACTTAGATGACACTAGCACATACACGTTACGTTACTACACTAACCCATTGTCCTTTGGTGACGCTAGTAGACTAAAGATTTTAAAAGAAATTAACTTTACAGTTATTGGTGGTCAAGGCGCACCAGTAACAGTTAACTGGGGATATGACTACACTGAAGGATACACAAAGCAAGCTGTAACTGTAGCTAACGCTAGTATTGCTGAGTACGGCATATCTGAGTACAACGTAAGCACATCAGAATACAGTGCTACAATTATTATTGACACCGCTAAAGCTAAAGCAACTGGATCTGGCAGAGTAGCCACTATTGGCTTGGACTGTACTATTGATGAAAGATCATTGTCCATCCAAGAAGTAAACATTGAAGCACTTATAGGTAGATTAATCTAATGACGAACTATACAAAAACTACTGACTTTGCAGCAAAAGATGCTCTACCTTCAGGTAACTCTGCAAAGATTGTAAAAGGCTCTGAGATTGATACAGAGTTTAATAACATTGCAACTGCATCAGCAACTAAAGCAAACGCTAACGCTGCTGCACTTACTGGCACTACTACCTTTGAGACTATCTCTGACTGGTACTATTGCTATCACTGCATTTGTAGATGAAGATAACATGGCATCCGACAGTGCTACGTTGCTACCTACGCAACAGTCAGTCAAAGCCTATGTAGACTCACAGGTTACTGCACAGGATCTTGATGTAACTGATGGCTCCACTAGCATTGACATTGACCTAGACTCTGAGTCTCTAGGTATCTTGGGGGGCACAGGTATTGACTCCACTGCTTCAGGCACTGGTGTAACCTTAGCCATTGACTCTACTGTAGCTACCCTGACAGGCTCACAAACGCTGTCTAACAAGACTTTGTCTGCACCTGTGGTATCAGGTAACTTGACTACTGATGGCCTCTTAGATGGCCGTGACGTAGCTGCTGATGGCACTAAGTTAGACGGTATTGAATCAGGAGCAACTGCTGACCAGACTGCCGCTGAGATTAAGACTGCTTATGAGTCTAATGCAGACACTAATGCCTTTACTGATGCTGATGAATCTAAACTAGATGGTATTGAAGCTAGTGCAGATGTAACTGATACAGCTAATGTAACTGCTGCTGGTGCCTTGATGGACAGTGAGCTTACCAGTGAAGCATCAGTCAAAGCATTGAACCAAGGTGTAGCTACTACTGATAGCCCTACGTTTGCTGGGTTAACTACAACCGCTGATGTATCCTTTGGCGACAATGACAAGGCCATCTTTGGTGCTGGCTCTGACCTACAGCTATATCACTCAGGTAGCCACAGTTACATTATTGATAACGGAACTGGCGACTTAAAAATATACGGTGCGAACATAGAAATAGGAAACGCATCTGGCGTAAAAAACCTGTTTGCAACAAGTGGTGGGGCCACAACACTATATTTTAACAACGCTGCCAAACTAGCCACAACCTCCACAGGCATAGACGTTACTGGCACAGCCACGATGGATGGGCTTACTGTTGACAGCACCACAGGCTTTTCATGGTTACCAGTTTCTACAGCAGGGGCAAAGGTAGGCGCAATAGGAACTGGAACTGGTCTAATTATAAATACTCCTAGTGTCAACGCTAGCTTATGGCTCTGGATTAGCTATTGACGGTAGTTATGCAAGCAGTCTTTCATCTGTAAACATCAAGGCTTTTGGTGCTAAATATGGTTCATATGGTAGTGAGTTAAACTTATTTACATCAGACGATACTTCATTACTTAAAAGACAGACTATAGCCTCCAACGGAGACATCAGCTTCTACGAAGGACACTGGCACGACTCCGAAGTTGTTCTGGGATGCTTCTGCGGAGTCTTTGGGTATTGGTACGACCCCAAGCAATAAGCTAGACATAAAAGGCACTGTAGGTTTTGAAGCAACCAACAGCACAAACAAGTGGTTGGCTTACCACTACACTGATAACACACTCCGCTTTAACTACAATGGTGCAGGCGGAGATGAGCTAGTTATCGACTCAGCAGGCAACGTGGGTATTGGAACTGATTCGCCTAATAGAAATTTGCATGTAAGTGGTGGCGCGGCAGACGTAGCATTCGGTATTACTAACTCAGCTTCTGGTACATCCGCTTCTGATGGATTCAGTATCACGTTAGAAAACCCAACGCCAGACGTTTCTATTCGTCAGCGTGAAAATGCCGACATGAAGTTTCTAACGAACAACACAGAACGCATGCGTATCGACTCCTCTGGCAACCTGTTGGTGGGGAAGACTTCTTCTTCTGTTTCTAGTTCTGGTTTAACTGTTATCGCAAACGACTTTATGTCATACACAAATACATCTACAGATAGTGGTGATAGATGTTTAATTTTAAATAGGCAAAATGGCTCAGGTAATATTCTTGATTTTCAACAAGCAAATGGTTTAGTAGGTAGTATTGGTACTACTAGCGGCAATTTGTACATTCAAGGAAACCCCGCTACTGGTAAATCAGGTTTGACCTTTTATGGGTCGTATATTGAGCCTAGAGATAATGGTGCTGCGGCAGATGCCGCTATTGACTTAGGCATTTCTTCTGGTCGCTTCAAAGACATTTACCGCAGCGGTTCAACAATAAGCACATCTGACCGCAACATGAAGCAGGACATTCGTGACTTAACGGATGCAGAACGCAATGTAGCGGTAGCGGCTAAAGGATTACTCAAGGCGTTTAGGTTTATAGATACAGTAGCTGCGGAAGGTGACAGTGCAAACATACACTTTGGAATCATTGCACAAGACCTAGCTGCTGCTTTTGAAGCTGAAGGCTTAGACGCTAATGACTATCAAGTTTATCGCGCAGACACATTTACTGATGACGATGGTAACGAACAGACCCGCCTTGGTATCTGTTATGAAAACTTACTCGCCTTCATCATCTCAGCAATTTAACTGGAGAACTAAAATGGCTACATGGACTATTGCAACTTTAGAACGAGACTTACAGGGCGACTTAGCGGGAGGCGTTATCGTTGCCCACTGGCGTGTCACTGAAGAAGAAACTGTGGGGGAGGATACATACAGTGCTTCATCCTACGGAACCTGTGGCTTCACCCCAGACCCTTCCTCTGAAGGCTACATCGCCTATGATGACCTAACGGAAGCTGATGTCATTGGCTGGGTGCAGGATGAGTTAGACCAAGACGCCATTGAAGCTGGCTTAACGGCTAACATCAATGAGCAGAAGAACCCTACAACCGCTGATGGTGTACCTTGGTAATGATGGAGCAAAAGCAAGTGACTCATCAAGATTTAGCTATAGAGGCTTTAGATCGCATAGCTCAACATGAGAAAGAATGTGGTGAGCGTTGGGCAGAGGCAATAGTTGAACTTAGGGAACTAAGGAAGGCTACTGATGCACATGCTATGCGTTGGGAGAAACTTGCTTGGCTTGTTGTTGCGTCTGCCGTGACAGCAGCGGTAACGATAGTAACAACAGTAATAGTTTAGAGAGAATATATTATGGTAATGTTAGGTAGTATACCAACAGGAGTAACAGGGTCATCTGTTTCTCCAATAATGGCAGGAGGCCCAGCAGGTACAGGCTCAGGTGTTGGAGGAGTTTTTAGTGGTTTGTTTGATACTTTAACAGGTAGTAATTTAGTACAAACTGGACTTAGTGCTGCTGCCTTACAAGACCAAATGAACCGTCTGTCTAACATAGGCACTGGCCTTGCTACAGGTGCCCGTGAGTTAGGTGAAGAAGCTCAAGCTGGTACAGCCTTTAGACCTTTTACAGTATCCACAGGCTTTGGTGGTGTACAGGCTACTCCTACAGGAGGCTATGCTACTACACTAGATCCTGCTATGGCTGCACAACAACGAGCATTGCAAGGCATTACCAGTGGCTTGCTTGGTGGCATGGGTGGCATGGGTGCTATGGATGGTCAGACTCTACTCCCCGGTACTCTTACAGAAGATACGATGAGATTTAGGGCTGACCCTAGGGTAGGTATAGCTAGACCACCCGGAACACCAGAGCCTCCTAGAATGTATACTGACCAACTAACAGGTAAAAGGGTTACTCAAGAAGAAGTTGATGCTTTGGGCGGTATGACAACCCCACAAGCTCCTACATCTTCAAATAATGGTTACTTGGATTTTTATAAGGGAGCTAAAGCACTTCCTGCTGGTTACGTTCCGCCATCAAGGGGGCCAGATACTTCTGGTCGTTTAGACAATGTTTTAGCTCAACAGCCCCCACAAGCTCCCACAGCCCCCGCTACAGGAAATTTTGGTGCAGGTATACCAGATGTATCAGGTATCCAACAGCAGGCTCTAGGCGGCGTAGGAGGCTTCCTAACAGGGGCTATGGCTCCTATGGCACAAAGGGAAGCTGATGTCTATGAACGTATTAGGGCTACACAAAGACCTGAAGAACAGCGTGCACAGCTTGCATTAGAAGAACGTCTAGCTGCACAAGGACGCACAGGTTTACGTACAGCACAGTTTGGTGGTTCTCCTGAGCAACTAGCGTTAGCACAAGCACAGGAAGAAGCTAAGGCTAGGGCATCTCTAGGTGCATTAGGACAAGCACAAGCAGAGCAGTTGCAGCAGATGGGACTTGCTGAAAGTATGTTTGGTCTTGGTGGTAGAGCAGCAGCATTACCTCAAGGACTACAAGCAGGACAGTTAGGCAACATTGGCACTGCTATGGGATTACAATATCTACCTGAGCAACAACTACTTGCTTCACTGACCCCTGCTATTAGTCTTGCTGATATTGCTGGCACTGGTCAACGACAAGGCGCTGGTTATCTTGCACAAGCAGGTACTACAGGTCTTGAAGCATTAGGTCAAACTGAACTAGCTAGAGCTAACTTACTAAGAGATTTATACTCTGGTTTATTAGCTCAACAAACTAATGCACAGACAGGTGAACGACAAGAAAGTATTGCCGGTGGGTTGTTTGGGGACTTAATCTCAGGCATTGGTGGTATATTTGGAATAGGTAATTAATTATGGCTATCAAACTATCACAAGGGCTATTGTCTAGCTTAGGTGCCGCTGGAGGTGCTCAACAAGACGCTAGACAACCTATGGGTTCAGGTTTGTTACAGCCTGCACTGTCTACTAATCCTCTAGTTAACACCCTTGTTAAAAGCATTGGGCAGGCTCGTGGGATGGACATGAGGACTCCGGGTGAAGTAGCTACACAGGCTATGTCTCAGATTGGTCAAGATGATCCTGAAAGACTGCGTAAGATTGTAGAGATACAGCTACAGGCTGCTGTACGTGCTGGAGATACTACTAACGCAGCTAAGTATGCTAATGTGCTTGAGAACATTAAGGCGCAAGAGGTTACTAGATCAAAGTTAGCTACGCCTAAAGCAGGATTAAGTAGCTCAGAATTGTTTGTTCAAAAGGGAGAAGATGGTAAAAACTATTACTATAGATCTACACCTACAGCTACAGGAGGTGCTGTATCAGAACAAATAACTCCTGTAGGAGGACATAACAGAGACTTTGACCCTGATAAACCTGTATCTGCTGTAGGAGGACAGTTCCTTGAAACTGCTATGGAAAACTTAGATAGGGAAGTAACAGAAGCTGGTGAAACAACAGAAATAACAGGGTGGAGAGAACAACAATTAAAGTTTGGTCAAGAGCTTCCTAAAATACAATCCTCTTTGAAGGGTATAAGAGGAATGATAGAGGTTCTTAAAGGGATAGAGACCGGGGGCGTTGCTGTTGAAGCCTATCAAGCTGTTGCTGAGTTTTTTAACATAGCAGATCCTCAAGCTGTAGGGGTTGCTAAACTTAAAAAGATGGCATCTAAACAAGTTTTAGACCAGCTAAAAGCAACTGTTGGGGGCAACCCATCAGACGGAGAACGTAACGCTCTTAAAGAAGCTATAACAGACATTTCCGCAGCTAAAGAAGTTAACCTAGACACGTTATTAAGAGCTGAAGACTCTTTAGTAAACTCACAACAAAGGTTAATTTATGGTCTTGGAGCTGAAAGTTTTGATGACTACAAAGAGTATATTATTTCAGGCGGAGCTTATGACTCTTTATTTGACCCAGAAGAACAACCTGCTCCCTTAGCAACTCCTACTACCCCTTCTGGAAGGGCTATTATAGGGGGACGTACTGGTGCAGCAAGCTCTTTTAATCAATTACCTTCTCCTGATGCTGTAGACGGACTGCAGGATTCAGATTCTAAATACTTTTCACGGTAACGGAAACAACTAATGGCTAGTTTACAAGAGTACAAAGACGCTTATCGTAGAGCTTATGAAGCTGAAGACTACGAAGCAGCAAAAAGAATACTAAATGTTATTGAGCAAAATACTGACGCTGCTGAAGAAAGTTTCTCTGTAGGACAGTTTTTGAAAGAAAACATGGAGATTCCTCTAGGCTTAGGTGGAGCAGTAGGAGGAGCCGCTACAGGGTTTTTAGTAGCTGGGCCTCCGGGGGCGCTTGTAGGTTCTGTACTTGGAGGAGCTTTAGGTTCAGGTACAGGATCTATAGCTTCTGATGTATTTGAAGGAACAGACCCTGATTATGCTAAAGCGTTAGAAGAAGCCTTAATATCTGCCGGTATTGACGTAGTTACATTAGGTGTAGGCAGTAAAATTAAACCTTTCTTACTTTCTGCTAAAGCAGCTAAGATGAATCCCTTGGAAGCTGCTGAAATGTTTGTAAAAGAAGCAGCTATGGATGCTGGTGAGCAAGCACAAGCAACAATAGCTAAAGCAGCAGCTACGGAAGGCTTAGCTAGATCATCTTCTATGGGATTAGCTGCTGGTTCTCCAGAGTCTCTAAGAGAGTCTCAGAGATTAGCTGAAGAAGCAGGAGCGTCTTTTACACCTTCTCAAACAGGTTCTGCAAGCTCTTTACAGATCTTATCTGAAGGTATTGCTAACTTAGGCTTGTTGTCAAGCCAAACTATGCAAAGAAATGCTGAAAGAATTGAAGGGGCTGCCCAAAGTGCTATTAGTCAAATAATTAACAGGTCTCCAGAAACTCTTGATGACCCTGCTGCTTTAGGAGAAGCCCTAAACATAATTATTACTACGGGTAAAAAAGCTGCTTCAGATAACTACGTAAGATCTATTGATGAAATAAAAGCAGGCGTTAGAAACAATCAAGTTAGCAAAACGCCTATAAAAGTTTCTCTAACTCAGTTCTTGAAGAAAAACAAACGCAGCTTTGGAAGTATGCTTGATGATAGGACTATCAGATATGTAGAAAACATGCAGAATAGACTGGCTTCAGGCGGCTCTAAGATAGATGTTAGTGAGCTAATTGACTTTCAGACAGCTATTAACAAAGAAATAAGAAAACTAGGTAATCTAACTAGCAAAGACGCTAATCCTGACTTAGTACCTGAGTTTTCTCAGTTATCTTCTAATTTAAGGGGAGTTATACAAAGAGCTTTAGAAAGAACCGACCCTATTTTAGCTAGGCAATATAAAGAAACAAAGAAAGCATTTGGAATAGCTACTGAAGGACTTTTGCCTGTCATAAATAAAAGTTTTATTACTAATGCCAAAAAAGGCAACTACACACCTTTAGGTAAGGTGTTAACTCACACAGGTAATGTGGATCAGATTAGAGCCTTGATGGGGAGCATAGATGAAGCCTATCGTCTTATGCCTTCTTCTGCACGTAAAGAGCTTCCTATAAAAGCTCCTGAAGAAGCTAAAGCAGCTATTAAGTCTGCTTTTCTTTCCCAAAAGTTTAGCACTGCACAAGGGGCTTTTGATGCAGATGCTTACGTAAAGATGGCAGCAGAGTTTCAACAGCCTGATAAAGCAGCTAGAATGGCAGCTATACTAGGAAAAGACACCCCTACAGTTAAACAAGTAATGAACTTAATATCCGAGGCTTCTGAACAGATAGAAGGAAACCTAGGTAGTCTTTTGTTTAGAAGTAAGGAGTATAGGGCTGCTGAAGCACCGATTAGGGCTGCTGGGATGGTCGGTCAAAGTGCCAGTATTATGGGAGGTATTGGGGCTGGAGTGTTAGACTTATTGACTTCTGGAATGATAATAACTCTACCTGTAGTGTTAGCTAAAATATCTACTAACCCTAAACTAGCTAATAAACTACTGGCTTTTGAGAAGAAAACTTTTCCATCTGAAGAAGCAAAGCTATTATTTGCTAATCAGATAGTAAATGAAGTTGTTTCTGACATGACTGAAGAAGAACGTCAGTCTTTAAGAGACAGTATTAGAAGCTCTAGTGATAAAGATATTGTAACTAGAGGACAGAGGCAGCAACAAGCTGTTGGAATGTAGAGACAAAGGGGGCATTGCGCCCCCAAGTCTACTCAAGCTACATTAGAAAACTTAACCTTCCCTACGTCACCACGTAAGCCAGCCTTCATGTAGGTAGTTGCACGACCTTCAAAGAAGTTCTGATGCTCTACACCTAACACATCGTCAAGCCAGTTTAGTGGGTTGTCCTTCACCTCGTAGTTGGGCTTCAAGCCTAGCTGTAGTAGCCTACGGTCAGCAATGTACCTGATGTACTCTTGCATCTCAGACTTAGTCAGGCCCGGTATATCACCCTGCTCAAACACCAAGTCCAAGAACCTATCCTCTAGGTCAACCATCTCACGACATGCCTGATAGATCTCAGCCTTGAAGTCATCAGTCCACAAGTCAATGTTCTCCTGCATAAACTCCCTGAATAGCTTTGTCATTGCCTCTACGTGCATGGACTCATCACGTATACTGTACGTAATGATCTGCCCCATACCCTTCATCTTGCCAAACCTTGGGAAGTTCAACAGGATGATGAAGCTAGCTAAAGAGTTGTAAGCCTTCAGTAAAGCCTGAGTAGATAGCCAGTGCCTTAGCAATGGACTTCTTGTCGCCCTTAGTGACCTTCACAGCGTTGATGTACTCATGCTTGTCAGCCATAGCCTCGTACTCTGAGAACGCCTTATACTCCACCTCTGGCATCCCTACGGTGTCCAGTAGTAGGCTGTAGGCGTGCTGGTGTATGGACTCCATGTTAGCAAAGCTAGACATCATCATACGTGCTTCAGGCTTCTTAAAGATACGCATGTATCTATCAACGTACCCAGCACCTACGTCTACATCAGACTGTGTAAACAGACGGAAGATCTGAGTCAGGAGGTTCTTCTCTTCATCAGTCATTGTCTGCCAATCTTTAACGTCATTGTGCAGAGGTACATCCTCTGGAAACCAGTGCATCTGGTTCTGTTGTGAGTAGTAGTCAAACATCCAAGGATGATCAAACGGTTTGTAGTAATCTCTAGTATCTAGTAAGCTCAAGCTGCATCTCCTTCTTTGATAAAGACACCATGTGTATTCATGTGTCCCTTCCTGTCTTTAATATCATTGTACGCTACCTTCAGGCATTCCTCAAGGGTCGTATCATTCATAATGGCTAGGTTGTTTAGTACCACCAAGCAGTCCCCAATGTCATCAGTAACATCACGCTCCTTGGCTACGTTGTCCCCTAGCTCACCTACCTCTGACACAAGTTTAGCAAACTGTGCCAAAGGGTGTACTGTTGTTGATTATACCTCGCTGCATAGACCATACGCTAATCAGGTGTATAAGTTCATCGCTCATCTTTGTTGTTCTCCAAGTGTTCTTCAAGCAGTCTAGTCAAACCTATGTCAAGTAGTAGCTGTACTGCTTTAGAGTCTAAGTCTAGTTCCATGTTAGCAGAGCCATCCTTATTCTCTATGACTTTTTTAACAACTATCTTAGGTAGATCATCAATCATCTATCTCATGCCCTGCTGTAATGACTGCATGTTTGAATACCTCCAGTAGGTAGATAGTCTCACGTAAGTCCATAGACGTTGTAGCCTTAGCTGTTAGCTGCTCCTCTGGAGTCCAGCCAATTACCAGCACATGCTCAAAGTCCCCTTTACAATCCTCTAGTACTTCATCAGCAGTAGCTTGTGTAGGCATGAGGTTAATTACGTTACTCATTAAAATGTGTCTCCAATACAATCAGCTTGTCTTCTGCTTCAGCAATCTTAGCAACCAAGGTGTCCATAGTCTCAATCAAGTTACCATGCTCACCTACGCCCACAGGATTGTCTAGGTAGTTCTGTACCTCTGCCTTGTATACGTCTATCTCAGCGTTGTACAGGCGCTTCATGGCTTTAATCTTAGGATCTATCACTGTATCCATCCTCCAGTAATTCTTTGTACTTGTTTAGGTACTCTTTGTAACTCAAGGGTGCCTCCTCCTGTTTAATCTTGTTGCTCATGTAGCTAGACCACATCTGCATACAGTAGTTACTAAACAACATGATCTTGTCATCCTGTTCCTTATAGTATACCAGATAGTCATGCCAGTTGGTATACTTTTTTAGCTCAGGTATGTAAAACTTAGCTCTGTACGCTGGGTGGTCATCCTTCACAGCTTAGACACTCCCCGTCCTCTAGGTTGATTCTAGGTATCTTGATGTTAACATTCTCTGTATTTCTAGCTGCTGTAGAGCGCAGGTAATACATAGATTTGAGTTTGTTAGCTCCTGTCCAATGTACACTGTTAACATACTCCAGATACTCATCATGTACCTCCTGTGGTGCTGTAGCTGGTGGTGGCTCAAAGAATAAGTTTACTGACTGTGCTTGGCAGACGTACTTCTGTCGCTGGTAGGCATGTTCAATGATCCAGATCTGATTGAGTTCTGGTGCTGTCTTAAATACTTCCTTCTCTTCTTCTGTGAGTTCCTCCAAGTCTTTAACAGAGCCTTCATCAGCAGCAATATCTTTCCACGTTTTCTCTGTGTTAATACCTTTGGTTTCAAGTAGTTGCTCCAAGTACTTATTCTTTACTTTGTATGACCCTGTCAGCGTCTTGTGCGTAAATACGTTAGCCCTTGTAGGCTCAATACTAGGGCTTGTTCCACCACATATAATACTAGAACTAGCATTAGGGGCAATAGCAAGCAGATGGGAATTACGCAGGCCACTACGAGCCATGTCAGGAGCCTCCCCACGGTTTCCAGCCAGACGCCGGGAAGCCATCGTAGCTCTGTCTTTGATTGTTTTAAACGCTCTATTGTTAAAGCTGGAGGCGTACATTCCTTCAAAAGGGATTCCATTACGTTGAAGGTAACTATGAAAACCCATCGCTCCAAGACCAACCGCCCGTTCTCTATATGCTGAATAAGCGGCTTTTGTAAACCCTGTTTTATCTGGTTCCACATTCTCTAAAAACTCCCGTCTGCTCATGCCAGTCTTGGGATAGCTATGGCTACCACCTGTGGCGTTATCAATGAAGTGTTCAATGGTATTGTCAAGCATTGTAATGAGATCATCAATGAACAGTTCATCGTCCTTCCATTCATCAAAGTACTCTAGGTTGACACTAGATAAGCAGCATACTGCTGTACGCTCCTCACTGGTCGGTAGGGTAATCTCAGAGCATAGGTTACTCTGGCGTACCTGTAGCCCTAGCTCCTTCTGTTCCTCCGGTAGAGCCTCATTACAGCGGTCTAGGTTAACAATGTAAGGTTCACCTGTCTCTGCTCTGGTATGCACTAGCTGCCACCACAAGTCCCTAGCGGATACAGTCTTGACTGCCTGCTTAGACTTAGGGTCAATCAAGCGCCACTGGTCATCATTCTTCACAGACTGTAGAAACTCATCTGTTACTGTGATACCGTTATGTAAGTTAAGACACTTACGATTTAGATCACCACCAGTAGTTTTACGCATAGCAATGAACTCCTCCACCTCTGGGTGGCTGATGTCCATGTACGCTGCATAAGACCCCCTACGGGTTACACCTTGGTTGAAGGCCAGCATCTGGCTGTCCACTACGTGCATGAAAGGGATGCTACCAGTAGACTGACTGCCGTTAGCAGTAGAAACGCCATTACTTCTAACATCACCCCAATATCCGCCCAAGCCTCCACCTCCACTTGCCAGCCATATGTTCTCATCATAGTGATCAGATAGGCCGCGCCTTGAGTCAGGAACATAATTGAGAAAACAGCTAATAGGGAGGCCACGAGTAGTTCCCCCGTTACTAAGTATAGGAGTGCTAAAACCGAACCAACTCTTGCTTGCGTAGTTGTAAAGTCGCTGTGCAAGATCGTAGTCAGTAGCACCTTGATACGTTGCACCATAGACGGACGCTCTGGCAAAGGCTTCTTGGGCATGTGTCTCATCTCCCCACAAGTATCTGTCCTTCAGTGTCTCTAGTGAGAACACATTAAGGTCTTCATCTCTGTCGTAGTCAATCTGGATACCTAGGTAATCCTGTAGTCCTGTCTTATTTATCACCCGGATGCTCCAGCAAATAGTTAATCATTCTTTCTTCGTACCACCTAGCTTTACGTAGGTCTTCAATAGGTTTGCCTTTGTATCTAAACCTCCACATGTACTTCAGGGCATTGCCACGTAGGTAGCCTATGTACTCATCATGTGTAAGCATACCTTTGATAGCATCAATACACTCCATGCCACCATTGTTGTAATGCTCTGGTCGGTTTACTGCGTCGTAGCTCTTAACCATAGCTTCCTCAGAGAACACTGGATGTTCATTGGGTGCGTTGTCATCGTCATAGATACGGTTCCAAGCCTCAGCTATACTAGCTTTACTGTTGCGTAGTCTATCCCATTCCTCTGGTGTTGCATTATCAATACTCATCTTGTTCTACCTCTGCTTCATCTTCGTCTACAGCTTCCTCAAAGTCCTGTAGGCGGGTAATAAATTTATCTTCAAACCTGTCCAGTAGTTCCTCAGATGTAATGTCCAAGGCTTCCAGCAAGTCTTCAGGGTCATAGCGTTTAAGGATACGCTCTATTACTTCATCCATTGTTAGTGACATGGTCTACATACTCATCCACTGTGTAAAATTCAAAACCTTCTTTATGGCACCACTGGCCCATAGTAATCTTAGAACCCTTCCTGACCTTCTTGTTGGGGTCTGACAGGACAAAGATTAACTTTATGGGTGCAATACTATCACGTATTGACGTATACTTCTGGGTGTCTCCTGCTCTAAAGAAACCTTTAGTTTCTATGTAGTCTCCTGTCTTCTTATCTACAAAGTCTGGCTTGTACTTCCTGTGCATCACGTAGGGTACATCATATGGCTCATACAAGTACCTACGTTTAGGTGCTGACTGTGCAAATCGTTTCTCTAGTCCAGACCTGTAGATGCTCTGCTTACGTGATCTCTTGGACTTTAGGCTCATTAGCCACCTCCGTTAAGTATCTTGGCCCTGTGGAGTACAGGAATGTACGTAGCTTAGGATAACAAGCATGTTTGAAGTGACAGTAGGAGCAGCCCATAGCCAGCTTCTTGTTACCCGACTTACCATCAGGGACTGTATCATGACATAAGGGTGGAGGCTCTTTAGTTTCCACCATCTGCTTAACGTGTTTAATGCGATCCGTTATATCTTCCTTAAGAACCTCATAGACAGGAGCCTGTGTATCCTCTAGGTCATACTTCAGATAAGTCAAGTGACCATTAGCTTTGTCCATAGCAAGCCAGCCTACCTGTGTCTCACCTTCAGACTTAGCGTATCCTTTGATTTGATCTATGTACCCAAAGGGGTCATCAAATGCAAGTGTAGCATCCTTGAACTTCTTGAAGCCATAAGTGCTGGCAGACTTAACGTCAGTCACTATGCCATCAATTTTACAGTCCATGCTACCTGAGATACCTTCTACGGTTGCCTGTGCCTGCTCATGTGTCACTGTATGGCCTGCTAGTCTAGCAAACAATAGCAACATCTCCTCAATCAAATGACCATACATGAACTTCACAAGGGTGTGAGGCTGCATCTTCTCCTTTGGCCCTACATTGTTGTAGTGGTTCCACAGGAACCTGTCGGTCTTACCAATGTTGGACATGCGTAGCTTACGTGCATCAAACCTACCACGTTGGGTAAACTCTTTACGCATCAGATCCTTACATGCTTCACCAAAGTCATCAATGATCTGCTCTGCGTCCACTGCTTTATCAGGTGACTTAAACTTCACAAGATCGTAGATGTCATCTATTAAGGTGTTAACTGTTTTCATCAAAGTATCCATCTAGTATTTCTTTAGCTACTGGTGCAGCAATTACAAACCATTCGTTCTTACTGCCATGAGTTTTCCTTAGAAGCTCATGTATCTCACTTTCTGCTTTACGCCTGTCATCAGTGTCATAGGCTTTTATCAAGATGTAGTCTCTGTACGGACTGCCTGTCTGAAACTGCTTTAGCCTGTCCTCTGCATCTATTGCCATGCCTACTTTAATCCAGCTAGGGTAGGCTGGGCTGTACAGGATGTACACTTGTCCTTGCTTTGCAGTCTTGTAGTTATCTAAAGACTCAAAGGCTGCATCGCCAAAGGACTTGTAGCGTCCGGGTTTATACAAAGGGTGTTTTTTAGAAATGTGCTTACCGTTAACCCACATTCTTTTACTGTTGTACTCATTTTTGCATGGGCGGCAAATTAACTCATTTTTACTTTCTCTTGAAACACTCCAATTTTTTTTAGGCTCCAAAACTGCACTGCATTTGGCGCAAAGTTTAGTGTGTTTCTGCCCAACTACTCCCAACTTGGTAGTCTCCTGTGAGCTTACAGTTGAGTCCCAGTTCAATTCCTGCTGCTTCCAAGCAGGAGACTGCAAGTCTTCCGTACTTGTCTGCTTGGTCTGCTCTAACTTCTGCTTGTACTTCATCATGGATATTCCCCACAAAGTAATAGTCTAAGTTCCATAGTATAGCATACTCCTGTAGTAAACACAAGGCTTTTTTCATTACAATAGCGCCTGCACTTTGAAGCAATGTGTTCAAGGCTGCATGTTCTGACCTTATGTGTAGCTTCCTACCGTCTAGTCCTTCAATGACTCCTTGGGCTGAGTCTCTTGCAGTCTTGTCTTTAAGAGATGCAAATGCTGGGAGATTACGCATAAATCGTTCTCTAAGTTTGCTACCAGCACCTCTGCCTCCTCCTGCCACTGTTCCAAGTTTAGCATCTCCAGCACCGTACAGGAGTGCGTAGATGAAAGTTTTAGCCTTATCTCTTGATTCAAGTCCTGCAAGGTGTTGGTTAGCTGTGTGGATGTCTCCGTTAATGACTTCATTGGTGTAGTCCTTATCGTTCATGTAGTGGGC